GCCGTCACAGATGCTTTATTCATTTGAGTTTGAGACATTGTACTTGTATCGCAATGTCATCGACAGATTCAGCACAGCCCTCCGCAACTTGTTTGAGATTGGCATTCTGGATAGAACAGAAATTCGTTCACTGCTGGGCACGTTTATCGACCCTTCAGATCCTGCTGCAAATCCACGGTATGTCCCTGTCAACCTGATGACGGTTGAACACTCGCTGTACCTCGAAGAACAGGCTCGCCTCAACAACGAAACAGCATCCTCTCAGTTGGAAATGCTTGACCTTCAGAAAGAGAATCAACGTAAAACCAATGAAGGCATGACACTCCCACAGGAACAGTCAGATAATTCAGAGGATGCAGAAGATCCTGAAGAACCAGACATTGAAGATGATGACCAGCCAGACATGGACAAGTCGCCATCTGATGAAAACATTGACAAACGCTTACGCACAGCCGACAACGCTGTCCGTCAAGGCTTTATCAATGTCGTCAATGGTCTTAAGCAGTATGAGGCAAGAGTCATCGGTCAAAAGCAGAAATCACGACCAGATGATTTTGATACTGCCAAGAATGAGTTCTATTCAGCAGAAGGTAAGTTTGCTCAAATGCTGAATGAACAACTCATGCCGTGGCAGGGATTATTTGCAGCAGTAAACCAGACTGATCCTGTTGATCATCTGATAGCAACTTGGTTACAGAATCAGATTCTCCCGGAGAACTATCATGAAGTCTCTTGTACTCAACCGTAAGTCCATGCCAAACGGCAACAGCCTTGAGTGTCAGGTAACATTCAACCAGTCGGACGAAATGCTGATCTACGATGTGATCATGCCTCAACGCTGGTCAGACGAAGACACATCAGTGACTCCCTCTGTCGTCATGGATTTTTTGAAAGACGCACCATCAGACCTGACTGTTCGCATCAATTCATCAGGGGGTGAAGTCGGATCTGCACTGACAATCTACAATCGCCTGCTTGAGCATCCGGGCAAAGTCACCACTATTGTTGACGGCTACGCTTTCTCCTCGGCAGGCTGGCTTGCCCTCGCCGGTCAGAACAGGCAAATCTGTAATGGTGCATTGTTCATGATGCACAACCCTTACCTCGACGCCCGTATTGATAGTGCAGAGGAAATCGACAATGTTCGTAATCGCTGGGAATCCCATCGGCAATCCATCGTAGATATTTTTACCACCAGAACTTCCATGACGGCTGATGAAGTCACCAACATGATGAAGTCTGAAACTTATATGTCAGCACAGGAATCTGTGGATAAAGGATTATTCCACAGCATTCGCAACGGCAAACCACAAACCGCCATACTCAACTCGCTTCGCATTCCACAAGAGGCTCTTAACAAAGCCATTATTTCATCTTCAGAAACATCCAAGCTGCGTCAAAGAGCTTTGAATCTTCGCAAACAATTTCTTGTAAAATAATTTGACACCACAACTCTGATCTGTTGTATTGCATAAATCTGTCTGCCCACAGCAACGCACATAAGCAGGCAACTGGCGTTAATCACTTCTGCCATCAAAGGCAGTGAACCTCACACCGGAGATTTTCATGACTTCACCAAAGCACGACGACATCACCAAGATGACCGTCAACCAACTTCAGGACGAGCGAACCCGCCTGATCACCTTGACTGAAACTTTCGACGCAAAAGGCGATAAGCTGTCAACGGAAGATGCAGAAGCCTACTCACAGGCACTCGACCGCATTGAAGCTGTTCAGAATGCCATGACCAAGACCCCCGTTGGTCTGGGAGAACGACGATCTGCTCTGCTGGCAACAACAGCAGTCGCCAACGCCGCAAACGGTCTTGTCGTCAATCTGTCACAGGGCATTCAGTCTCGCCCGCGATGGGAAGATGACAAGGACAAGTACGGCTTCAACACTCAGCAGGAATTCCTCGGTGCAGTTATCAACCTGTACCGTGACAAGAATCCTGACAAAGCAGACCCTCGACTGAAGCGAGCAGTGATGGACGCTGTTGGCTCTGACGAGTTCAGCAAAGCCAACTGGGAATCTCTTGGGGTCACTGTGCCTCGTGGATTCATCAACACTGTTCTGCAACTGGAACCTGAAGCAGATCGCTTCACGTCACTCATGACCCGCATTCCAATGAATGCCCCGGTCGTTGACATTCCGGCACGAGTGGACAAGGATCACACCACCAGCGTAACCGGTGGATTCCGCATCTACCGTGGCAAGGAAACTCAGGCACCCACGCTCAGTAAGTCTGAGATGGAAATGGTCAGCCTGAAGGTCCATGAGCTGAACGGTGCTGCCGCAGTGACCAATCAGTTGATGTCTGACAGCCCGCTGTCTATTGCAGCTCTGATCGACACAGGATTGCGTCAGGAAGCACGCTCTTACCGCATGGACGAATTCCTGAACGGTAACGGCATCGGTCGTCCTCTTGGCTGTCTGCACAGCAACAATGCTGCCAAGCTGACTGTCCTGCGAGAAAATGGTCAGGCAACGACAGCCATCGTCAACGGCACGAACGTCCTCAAGATGCGTCAGCGTGTCTGGGGTTATGAGAACGCTGTGTGGCTCTGCTCACTCGATCTCTACCCGACAATCTTCACGCTGAGCATCGAATCGCCAAACAACGCTGGTCTGGTCAAACTGTTCTACCCGTCCACAGGTCCAGAACTGCCAGATACCCTTCTGGGTCGTCCTGTGATCTGGACGGAATACATGAACGGCATCACCAGCGGTCAGGATGGCAATGTCATCAGCGAATGGAATGACAACTTCTTCGCCTGCGTCAACCCAACGCAGATGCTGTACGGGGAACGAGGAACGGGCACCCTGACCCGCTCAATCCATGTACGCTTCCTCGAACGTGAAGAAGTGTTCCTGTTCACCTCATTCGACGATGCCCGTCCGTGGTGGAAGAGTGTCTTCACGCCGAAGAATGGAGGACTCACACAGTCACCATTCGTTGTGCTGTCCAAGACAACCGCCTGACACTGACTTGACACCCCCATTCTTTTCCTTCTCAGAAACTCATGAGGCATAAATAATGGCAACTCAAAAGTTCACTCACCTCAGTTCCAAGAGCCTGATTAAAGCTCTTGGTACGCTGACAATGAACGGTTCCATCGGCAATGCTTACGTTGCCACAGAGCTGTTCAACAGAGCAATGCTCGTGATCAACGACGCAACGCTTACAGGCTCTTTGACAGTCACTGTGACTGGCAATGCAGCAGCCGCTGGAAACAGCACTCACACAGTCATCAAAACTGTCGTGTTCAATCAGTACACGACGGACATGAGCGTGGAAGTTGACAGCGAAGAAGTCAGCTATGCAGAAGACGCAGCAGGAGCATCTTTCCTGTCCGTCTGCTTCCGTCTGACTGGCACCAACACCAACACGCTCAAAGCAGCAGTTCAAATTGATCCACTGCATCAGCGTGGCGATCTGACAGCAACCGGCACCGGTACGCTGACATGATTTTAGCCCAGAACTGGTTGCTCTGATCTCCTCTCTATCAGGGCAATCAGTCTGGCGTTTTTTCGCCGTAAGGTGGAAACCGCCGCAGTACTTCACGGGGGTGGAGGTACTGCGGTTTGGTTTTGGAGTCAATCATGCCGATGTTCATTGACTTATCTTCAGAAGCCTCACTGTCCACAATCGTGACAGAAGACTTCATACGCTCAGTCAAAAGGAATATCGGGTTCGATCCTGAGACACCCACAGACTCTCTACCTGTCGATATTGAAGAACTTTTGCACGAGTGCATCAGCATTTGTGAACGAGAACAATGGCGTTTCCTGCTGCGTAAGACAGTCACTCTATCACTGCCTTACGAAGCCTTTACATCAGCAGATCGCCTGATGTTTTTGCCGTTTGGTCGAGTCACACAACTGGAGTCATTCTCCTATGTGCAGAACGATGGTACATCAGCTAACGTCAGTGCAGCGGACTACACGATCTACACGAATGAACCTTCAAAACTATGGGCCGAAGACTGGTCAGAAGTCTTTGAAGATGTCAACGACGAGCAGCCCTATCCGATTACACTATCATACACAACCGGATATAGCGGCTACGACAGTGTACCAAAAGCTACGATTCGGGCACTGAAGATCCTTGCCTACCACTTGTTTGAGTACCGTGATGCAGTCTCTGAAGGTTCTGCTTCAGAATTACCTCAAGGCTACACGCACCTCCGAGACCTCGATCTGTTGAATGATCATCGTGCTGTTCGTTATGTGACTGATGACTGGAAGAAAGTAAGTCGCGGATGAACAAATACAATCGTCGAGCACGACCAAACCTGCGACACACCTGCGAGTTCTGGATACCGTCATCAGAGCCGGACGCATCAGGTGAACTTGAGCAGACATACATCATGCACTACAAAGGCCCGTTTTCTATGGAGCAGCCGATGCGTCCATTGGAAGTAGCGGATTCTGGTCGTGTTTCAGGCGAACAAGTTTTCATGTTGATCGGTCAATGGTGCAAACCTGCATCTGAAATCACCCTTGGCATGTACTGTGTCATTCCTTCCCTTCAGAAAGTCTATGCAGTTCACGGCAACGCAACAGACCCATGGGGTGATAGACGCAAAATCCACATCCGTGTCACAGACAATCTGGCCCAGCCTTTGACCATTGACATGCTGCCAACAATGTACTGACATGACAATACCTCGCATCAAAATTAAATTTGAGATGCCCAAGGAGTTTGAGACAGTACTCAATTCCTTTGAGACAAGGCTTCGCAACCATATTTTGCGTCAAGCCATACGTTCTGCCGTATTACCTCCAAGAAATGCTCTGAAAGCATTTCTGATGTCACTGACACAATCGACAGGCAACTTTGGCGGTAAGCGTAAAACAAACTACTCGCAGGCATCCGGTGCCACCATGCGGGCACTACAGACGAAAATCAAACAGTCAAGAAACAACCGCAACATCTTCTACGGCATTATTGGTGTCGAGCGAAGACTGATTGAAATGTACGCTGATGTCGGGGAGGGCAAGGTAGCCAAACGAGGATCAACACGGGTCCAGCTTAGTCTTGGCGTGCTGCTCAGACGCGACTCACTCGGCAACCCGGTCTTCAGCCGCAAGTATCAACCAAAGGAGGTTAAATCATCCCTCAGAAAACGCTACGGCACCAAAGGCAAGAATGTTTTCAAGTATCAGGGTATGCACTTTCGCAGGCGTAAACCCTCAAACTATTGGCACATTCTGGAGCGTGGTTCCAAGAACTTTCAAGGTTACGGTATGGTTCAGGATGCTGCTGAAAGCACACTTTCCGAGTCACTTACAATCTTCAGAGACAGGG